CGCTGGTTTCACCCGTTGCAATGATTACTTCGCTATCTGTGGCAAACATTACACCATCCCCCGCCGTCACTCTTGTACCTGCGGGGATAATAGTCGCCACTTCTCTGGCCGCCCCAAGGTTAAATTTTAAGGTTACAGTTGCAGCGGCTGCCATAAGTCGGTCGGTCACAACCATGGCCCCATGATGATCTAGAATATTACCAGTAGCAAAGGCTAAAAGGTTTTGTTTGGCTTTTTCGTTTATGATAACCCTCTGCTGGATGATAAGAAGCTCAATACCACGAAGGAACAAACGCAAAGGGTCCGCTCTGGCCAGCTTTCGCTGGAGTAAAGCCTCTACTGTTGTGACTATTTCAAGGTCAACTTCGTCTGGGTCTACATCTGCATCTGCGAAGGTTATGTCTGGTAAATTTTTAAGCTCCATTTATCTTAATCCTCACTTTCGGTATAACGATGCCCTCTGCTTCCTTTCCTTCGTAGCTAACCGATACAACCTGGGCCCGTGGCTCGTATCGGTTAATTGCCGCCACAATATCCGCCGTCATGGCTGCCTGGGCTGCTGCTATAGGAAGGTCAACTATTGAAGCGTTTAGACCAAGCTCTCTGTCCATTGGCACGGTTTTCTTGTAAGTGGTTAATACAGTGCGCACATTCTGGGCTATTTCCTCCAGTTCGCTACCCGGTGAAAAATTAATTTCGCCAAGCTCTGCTGTTATGTCTATGACCCTCATTCTGAGCCCTCACTTTCCTCGCTTGCTTCTTCCTCGGCGGTTATTGCTGGGATATATTCTTTAAGGGTTACATCAATTTGTGTAGTTATAACCCGCCCGTTATTGTCAATAACATCCACGGATTCGCTGACACTTTCAATTATCCAAGGGTTTTCCCCAACAGTTTGGTTGTTTAAAACGAAGTAGTTGGCTTCGCCTTTTTTGCATATTTCCCGCACCTTTTTGGTTTCATCCTGTGGATTAAGCCCCCACGCTGCTGAAAACTGCATTGTGAAGCTAATTTCTTCAATATCGGGCCCTATAAATTCAAGGACTGGCTTGCTGCCAATAACTTCATGGCTGCCATAGCGGGCTTTCGTTGCCCTTTTTAGCCCTTTGAATGTTCTTATTTTTTGGCTGGAAACCTCGAAAACAATAGGCCCCAGTGAACCAATTTCCGATTTTTGCTTATCGCGTTCAGCCTGTAAAAAATCTTCATATATTGCAGATGCAACTGGCAAAAAGGACATCGTTTCAACCTCCTATAAATACATTCCCGCTGCCTGTTGTGTGGCTTCCCGACTGTCCGCAATCCTGGCAGGTCGTTCCGTCCCCTATCCGAATAGCCGCCCGGCCATTAATAAACACCGTTGCGCTTCCTCCGGTGGTTATGAATGTACCGCCGTGGGGGCAATTACATGGCCCTGTATCGCTCTTTCTGTGTGCTCCAAGACTATTGATATACACATCAGGGGAAACTGTCCCGTTTGTTCCAGTTCTGCTGTGTGGGCAGCATGGCAGCCCCATATCACAAACACCAACCTCTTGGTCTCCAAGTCTTGCCGCTGCTGGCATTGTGCCACCTCCCTTGTGCCCGATTTGGGTACCTGTTAATTAAGGTCAATCCTTGCGCCGTTTATAGTAATGTTCCCCACAACATTTATTTTTAGTGACTTTTCCGCACGGTTGTATTCAAAATATGAACCATCGGAAAAATCAAGGCGCATAATATCAGGACTTGATACCTGTGGCGGCTGTTTTTGGGTGAAATAGCTTCCCAAAATCCACCCGGTGGAAAAATTGGTGTCATTATTGGCAAAGAGACAAACCACCTGGTCGCCTAAATCCGGTACCCAATAATCTTTATTTTTACCGCTGAAACGATGGACAACATGCAGCTTCGGGCTGGTGGTTTTATCCTTGTCGTCAAAAACAACTCTGGCCATGCCCTCACTGGGGAAAACCGCCGAAACTGTTCCGGTCCGCACCATTCCCCGTAGGGCTCTTTCTACATCAGTAGCCATCTATTACCCTCCTAAGTTCTATTTTGGTAGTATAGCCGCCTGTACCAATATCATGGGTGGACTGCTTGATTAAATATTTTCCGTCGTATTTGTGGAACCCGGAAAGCTCCACGGTATTGCTGGCAAGTAGCGCAAAGTTTCCAATCATGGTAAGGGATGCCGATGTTTCCTCCAGATTCTTTTCATGCAGCTTTTTCTTGGCCAGTTTTTCCGCCTCTTCCATGCTGTCCACCTTCTGGTTTATCTGTAAAATTTGCCCCTCTTTGCGGTTCGGGTCCGTGAAGGTAAACTCTATCATCTTATCCTTCTGGCTATGCTTATATTTCACATGACAGGCTTTATAAATATTGTGAATTGTTGTCTTGCAATCAAAGGATATAAGGCTCTGCTGTTTCTTTTTGATAGTCATAACCGGATCAGCTTTCTCATACTCGGCAATATCAAAAATAACCACTGTGTTGTCAGTCACTTTTAAAGCCAGCCCTGCATCCTTGCAGAGTTTCTGCAGAAAAGAAAGGTCAGTCTGTTCTGACTGTTCGGCGCGTTCCAGAACCGGGTCGTCTTTTGCGTCAAAATGTTGCTCCATATTTGCGCCCTCTGTCACATCCTTAAGTATCTGAGACAGTTTTGCCTTTTCCCATGCCCGGGTTTTCTCAATGCCTCTAAGGTTTGAGACGGTCGGTATTGAAATAAGTTTGATTTTGGCTTCGTTGGGTGGTCCGCTGTTTGTGATTTCATCAACCTCGAATTTACCAAGTGGCAAATCCTGGGCTTGTTCGTCGCCGTTCCAGTTATCCATGTGCAGGGTTATATCCATCATGGCTCCACGGTCCGGCAGCCAGTCACCCTGCCAAAGTTCCTCCCTGTCCTGCAAGGTTATTTCTGCGCTGTCAGCTTCGTCACTCATAACCTCCCTGACGCTAAAGGATTTGAAAAAGGCCGCTATATCCGTCGAAATGTCTTTACTATCATACTGGCATTTAATTGACACCCTCCGGGCTTTTATTGTTTTCTCTTCCATGGCGGTAAATTCTCCACTTTGGTTTTTTCAGTGATTGTCGGAATGGATAAAGTGACACCCGCCGAAAATATGGCGGTGTCACAATAATCCTTGTTATCGTTGATCAGCAAACTGACATATTTACACGACCCCAGCTGTTCAAAAGCTATCAGGTCCCATGTGTCCCCCATTCTGGTTATGTATTTACTGCTCATAAGCCAGCCGCCCCCTTTCGCGGTTGTATTGCTCCATCTGCTCCATAAAGGTGCGCTGAACTGTCTGCCCTGCCCTCTCTACGGCCTTTCTGATTTCATTCGGCTCATGGTCACCGTTGAAATGCAAGGTTATAGAAATAGGTGGGGCGTTCATGGCGGCAGGTTGCTCCACATATTGAGCTGGATGAGGGGCAAAGGAACCAAGTCGGAGTGTTTCTGCAGGTGAACCGTTTGAAGTATTGGCACCTCCACCGATTCCCAATATTTCCCCGGCTTTTCTCCAAAGACCTATGGCTCTAGGCGAACCGTCCAAAGGTATAGCCGCCTCTGGCCCATCTTCTGCGAAGGTTGTAAGGAAAGCACCTTTTCGATAAATGCCGCCCCGGGCATTGCTGGAAATTTCGTCGCCGCCACCGCCGCCAATACCTGGCAAAAGGCTGGCCACGCCCTTGATAGAGCTAACGATTCCATTAAGCATTGTTTCAATGCCGCCCAGAACGCTGGAAGCTATATTTTTAAGGGTATTAAATGCGTTGCTGAATATATTGGTTATTCCTTCCCATGCCATTGTCCAGTTTCCGGTAAATACGCCCGTAATAAACTGAATAACTCCAGTAAGAAATCCAATAATTCCGCTGATTACAGCGGCGGCCACATTTATAAGACCAGTCAAACAACCAACTGCAATATTTGAGGAAACTACAAAGGCAGTTACCAGAACGCCGCCCAAAATCTCAGCAATAAACAGAAGTGCATCCCCCAACATACTAAGGGCACCACTGTTTTCGGAAAATGCTGCAGCGATTTGATTAAACGCTCCCATTACGGTAGCACCGATTCGTCCAAATGCAGGACCTACAGAGCTAATCATTACGCTAAAGGCTGCCTGTAATTGTGCAATAGCTGGCTGCATCATATTCCAGGCATTGGAAAATGCTGCCTGAATTTGTGCCCACAGCCCCATAAAGAACGGCCCCACCATTTCCCAGTTGGAATAAATGAGATAAGCCGCCCCGGCTATGGCCATAATGGCAATACCCAGAGGGGAGAACATAGTGGCAAGACTTGCCCGGCCTATGCCCATGATAGCGGTTCCAAGGGCTTTGAATCCATTGGCTGCAGTCTGTAGTGCTCCGGCCATTGAGAAATTCCGCACCATGCCCACTACCGAACGGCCAGCATTTCCCGCTTGTGTTGCTATGCTGCTGGCAGCTGAAACAACTGTCTGGCGTGTTTGGCTCATGGTTGCCGCTGCGCTGGTTTTCAATCCGTTAAAAGCCGCCTGGGTGGATGTTATACCTCCAGTGACACCACTCTTTATGCTTTGGCCAATTTGCGCCCAGGTTATTGCCCTCAACTGGCTGTATGTATCCATTGCTGACTGGCCTATCCTTCGGTAGGTGTCCCCACTGGTTACGGTATTAAATACAGCCATTGCCTTGGTATGGGCTGCCGATGCCATAGCAGATGCCCTGGCCTGCATCGTTGTGGCCAAACTAAGGGCATTTTGTTCAGTGGCTGCTGCGGTGGATGCCACTCCCATATTTCTTATGGACAGTGTATATAAATCCACACTCATTTTTGCAAATGCAATACCCGTTGATACAAATTTATAGAATGAAATAAATCCTACCAGGCTGCCGATTGCTACAGCTGACCCGACGATTGCTGCTGTTAATCCTTGGTGTTCCTGTACGAACCTTGAAATTGAGCCAGCTGTGGTTGCTGCACCTCTGGCTATTGATGTAAGTGTTGGCAAGAATATAGTTCCTACTGAAATGGCCACGCTTTCCATTGCTGATTTAAGCTGAATAAATGCACCCTTGGCGTTGTTCATCATAACGCCAGCCATTTTTTCAGCTTCGCCGTCGCAGTTTTCCATTTCATTTACAAGGCTTTCAAATACTTCCGGCCCTGCTTCAAGAACATTCAACCAGCCTGTGGCGGCGTTGGTGCCGAAGATAGCTGACAATGCTGCCAATTTTTGTTCTTTGCCCATCTGGGCGGTTGCGTCCCTAAGGTCGGATATAATGGCCACCATCTTGTGAGCAGGTCCGCCGCTATAATTGTCCATATCTATGCCCAATTCTTTTAAAGCGTTTTGTGCTTCCTGCTGTTCTTTGGTTGCATCAGAAAGAGAAATGCCAAGTTCATCCAAAGCCTTAGATGCTTTTTTAGGTGGTCCTGCCAAACGCAAAAAACCAGCGCGTAAGGATGTACCAGCCTGGCTGGCCTTGACACCAGCGTTTGCCATGAGACCAGTGAGGGCTGCCGTTTCTTCCATGGTTGCCCCGTATCCTCTGGCTACCGGGGCGGCGTACTTCATGGTTTCGCCAATCATTTCCACATTGGTATTACACCGTGTGGCGGTAACTGCAAAAACATCCGCCATGTGACTGGCTTGTTCTGCTGAAAGGCCAAAGGCTGTCAGATCGTCAGATACAATATCAGCGGTTCTGGCCAAGTCAGTACCTCCGGCCGCAGCCAAAGCTAACAAACCCGGCATACCAGCCATTATCTGTTCAGTATTCCATCCGGCCATGCCTAAATATGACATTGCTTCTGCTGCCTGGGTTGCGCTGAACTGGGTGGTTTCACCTAATTTTCTGGCGTTATCTGTCAGTCTCTGAATATCCTCCCCACTGGCCCTAGTGATGGCTTGCACCTTAGACATGGATGCTTCAAACTGTGCAGATGTTTCCACCATACTTACTAATGGGGCGGCAAACAACCCTATAGTGGCGGCTGTTTCATACATGCCCATTCTTGCAGCTGAAAAATTGGCCGCTGCCTGATTGCGGGCGGCTGTTGCCCGCTGGAATTGTGCCAGTTTGGCCTGAGTCCTATCCGCTTCCTGCCGGAGACGGGCCATGTGGCTTTTGTATTCATCTATGGACATACTGGAAGAACGCATCGTTTCAGCTGCACGCTTCACAGCCATTTCATACTGTGACTGGCTTATTTTCCCGGCATCCAGCTGTCCTTTAAGGCTCAGTACAGTATTTTGATATTTTCTCCCTTCATTTTCTGACTGGGCAAATATATTATTAAGGCGTTTTTGTTCGGCATTCAGCTGGTTTGTCCGTTCTTTCAGCTGCCGCATGGCATTGGAACTTTGTCCAATAACCGCACTGAAACCGCCGCCCATGATAGCATTTATAGCAAAAGAAATTGCAAAAATTTTTCCTGCTGCCACACTTTTTCGCTCCTTTCTGGTATAATAAAGAAAAGGGGGCGTTTATTATGATTTACGCTTTTTGTATTGGTGGATTCCTTGCTTTACTTTTTATGGCTGCTTTTGTTGCTTATGTTGCAGTTCACACCGTTTCCGCAGTTTTCAGCTTGTTTAAGGGTAAAGACGATAACTATGTAAACGATAATTCTTTTGGTAATGAATTTTAAAATAATTCCTTTTTTTAAAGGTCCCACATGAATCGGTGGGACCTCTTTTTTATTTCTTTCTCCTGGCTGCTTCTTTTTCCAAAATTTCCAGCCATTCCCTTAACTCCCTTACATTCTGGGTGTCCCAGTAGTTTATTGGGGCAATTTCCCGCAAAGAAAAGGCTATTTGCCTTAGTTCTTGAGCTGGATTTCCTGTCCCAAATTCTGCAATAAAAAATTGAGAGTAAGGGAAATGATTGCCGTATATGTACCCAAATCAAGGGCCATAATATCCTTAAGCTCTACCCCCAGAGCCTCAGCCGCAAGACGGGCGCGGAAATTGCTGGAATAAATAATGTCAGGAGTCGGGTCCGCTGCCATACGACAGGCACGCTCTGCCCTCTGAAATGCCTGGGCGTTCAGCTCTGCCAGCTTTGCTTCGAGGTTGGAATAATCCAGTTTAGTATTCTCTTCCATGTGTTTAATATCTCCTTCCAATTACAGGCCCAAAGCCTTGCGAACATCGGCCAAATAATCCACGCCGTTAACATAGTGGATGTAATTCAGCTTATCAATTTCAACTACACGCTTGCCGTCAATAGACTCCTTGATGTAGATGATTTCCAAGGTGCTCTTGGTATCGGTATGATCAGCTGGCTTTAAGGAACCAAGATCCCCCTTCTTTGGCAGGGCGCGAACATTTATTTTCACCGCCTCGGTGACAAGCTCACCAGTACCAGCGTCGTAGTTTTCATTTGCGCCACGCAGTTCCAAATCATGGGCCTTCATGGCCAGCAGTGCAGCGTTATCATCGTTAATGGTGCGCCAGTTGATTTCCAGCTCCATGCTGCCAGTCTGGCCCGGTGTTGGCATCTCGATTTCTCCGCCGATACCAGCACCAGAAAGAGTGGCTGTCTTGTATTCAAAACTTGGCAGGGTAACATCCGCCATGCCAAGCTTACGATCGCCGGAAATGAATACCTCAAAATTTACCAGCTTATCGCGTACAATATTGGTTTTTGCCATTGTTTTATCTCCTTTCAGTTGTGCCCATTACGGGCACAACTTTTATATTTACCTTATGCGAACAGAGTAGCAATATATGCAGGGTCGTACTCCTGCACGAAATCAATTTCACGGGCTGGGGATGGTGGAGTCATGTACACATGGAAGTACAGTTTGCCGTCCATCAGGTCGGTGGTTGGGTTTTCATCCTCCCGGAACTCTACACGGCCACCAAGCAGCGCACCCTTTGCAGTAAGGCCATTGAACCAAATATTTGCACTGTCAACGACGGTCTCAATGAGACGCTTGTTGGTAGGGTCGTCAATTTTGGCCCAGTAGCTTGTTACCAGGGTAGCCCCTACCCAGTTGAACATTCTACGGTTGCTGATAAAGCTGTCCTTTACATCGGTATTGAATGGGTATGCAGTGGTGCGGTTGCCCCAGCTCTTCCAGCCGCCGATAAAATTCAGTGCTGTAATAATGCCCTGGCCGTTCAAATATGCCGCCTGGGCGGTATTCAGGAATACCTCAGTGCCATCTGCCAAGCAAGCACCATCTGCCTGGAGCTGCTTATTGGATGGGGAATAATATGGAATGTCGTCGTGCTGGCTGTCCGTATAGTTCATTACAGAGGCCAGCTGTGCGCTGATGTGGTACTTCTTGCTATCAAGCGTAAGAAGTGGCCAGCAAAGCAGACAATCCTTATCAACATAATTATTCTGATTCTTCCAAGCACTAGCAGCAGTATAGGACTTGACTGTTTCGGTTGGAATGTCGCAGATAGAGATAGCATTGAAATGTCCGTCAATGTTATGCTCTTTTGCCTTCATAACTGCCGCCACGCCAGTGTTGTGGGACCAACCTGGTGCGATGATAATACCAGGAACAAGGCCAAAGCGTGGGAATACTTCCTCTACCAGTTCCAGACCCTCTGCCTTGTTGGTGGTAACATTAACGCCGCCAATAATATCATCATTGTCAACGCTGGTAGGGTCCAGCATAGTGTAGGACAGACAAAGGCTGGTTACACTGCTGGTGATTGCACCGCCGTCGATAGGAGTAATTACCAGCTCCTCATCGTCGTTATATGCAGCTGTATAGTCGGTGTCCTTAACCAGTGCATCACCTTCGGATGTAAGTTTTACCACCAAGGTGCCAAGGAGCACCGGAGCGGCAACGGTACAAACGCCCTCACTGATAGCTACAGTCTTATTGGATTCTGCTGTCTTGTGAGTATCCTTGTCCAATACATTGACAAAAACGATAGGGGCCATATTGAACAATGCAAAATGAATCTTCATCATTTCGCAAAGGGTATATTTGTCCCAATCCTTGGAATAGCCAAAGGTTGCCACTGCTTCCTCATAGGTGTAGCAAAGTACCGGGGTATTGGCAGCCACCGGGGCAGTTGCCAGATGTACAGGCGCGGTTCCAAAGCACACGATTAAGCCACTGTCGGTTTGAGTCATTGGCACAAGAGAGGTGGCTTTCTCACTTGTGTAGACTCCGTGCTTGTATGCCATTACTCACTTACCTCCATACTATTAATAATCCTGGTATATGCCAGGTTTAACGGGGTCCCTGTCTTGTTAACCTCAGCCATTGCCTTGCTGAGTTTATCAACTCTTACAAACAGGTGCATAATGCTTGGGTGTTTCTTGGCTATGGCCTCAATGAGGTCTGTAGGCTTCCCACGAAATACAGTGTTCTTTTTAAGTCCATCCCCTAAAAGGTTCGGGCCGATATACACAACTGTCTCAGGCTTCGTGGTGGCCGTGGCTGGCTTTTCTGCCCCTGCATATACATTTACATTACTGGCCTGTTTTGTTGGCTCTGTGGTGGTGTCTGGGCCTTTCTTGCCCGTCTGTTTCTCACTCATTTACTTTATCCCTCCATTATTCTGTCCCAGTTTTCCGCCATCTGCTCATTTGGCTGGGCGATCTGATACACCAGAGTGCCATAACCAAACCAGAACGGATAGGGCTGTGCCTCAATGGTTTCCCATTTTGTTGGCAATAATAACCTAAAACGCTTATCGAGCTTTCGGAAAATCAACACCCGCTGCCGGATGCGCTCCATGATGCTTAAAAGGTCCATCCAGGCAAGTTCATCCTCACCATGAACGCCGATAGTCAGCCCTATTGTTGCAGTAGAGCCGTTACCCTCGGAAAGCTCTGCATCTTCCACCTTCTGGAGGCTTACGATAACAAGAGGGTAATAACTGTCATTGTCAAAGTTTTCATCCGGGATGTGCTGCGCGTACACAGTAACAGGCTTATCCTCCTGATTTTCCGCCTTTAGGCGGTAATCCTTGACAGCTATTTCTATCTCTTTTTTTAAGCAATTTATTAATCTTTCTGGAATAATCATTTTCTATACCCCATCAAAAAGGCGTTAACCTCATGCTCCACATTGACCGCCAGTCTTTCCTCCATCTTGCGTTGAATAAATGACGATACCGCAGGGCTTTCCAACATTTGTGGCGTGGACGGTCCCGAAAGTTTCTCTATTGGAAGGCTGGTGTTGCTTGCTCCATGCCCTGCACGCTGAAAAACTCCTATATGTCCAGACCGCATTTTTGCCAGAAAGGCGTGGGCTATGGTGCCGCCCTCGCCCTTTATTACCTGGCTGTATAAATATTTTCCTGCGGCTGGCCGTCTTGCCGGAATCTTACCTGGGTTGTGCTTAAAATATGCCAAATCATTAACGCGGCCCTTGGAACTAAATCCAAAGGACCCGCCGCCCCAGTTAAAGGACATTGTCCGGGTAATGTAGGAAGGCTTTATTGTATAGCGTTCCTTTACCTTCTGAACTGCGTCCTTTTTCGCGCCCCTTATGGTTCGCTTGGCAGCGGAATTGGCGGCTTTTTTGGCCGCCCCTGGTATTCCTTTCAGCATTTCCTCAGCACGGTCCAAAGCACTGGCGTCAATTTCAATCATTAAAGTCCGCCTCCCATTCGATAGGCTCCAAGGGTAATGGTCAACATTCCCATATCATCGGTGCAGGTGTCCACTGTGTAGCGTTTCCCGTCCACCTTGAAATTTGTTCCCTGTACCGGAATCTTTGGCAGATCGGCAGTCTTTACGCACACGGTAATATAATCACCATGAAGGCCCTCAGGGGTGCGCCGCCCCCCTTGTATATTGGCCGTCCTGTCGTCCGTCTTGTCGGATGAAATCACACAGGCGCAGTCTGAACCGTTAAGGTTGTGTATTTCCCCGAACTCGTCAAGGTTTAGGAACACATTGGAAATATCCGTCTCCACCATGTCCTTGAAGGCGGACATATTAGCCAATCCTCACTTTGGCAACGGTGGCACTGGCCGCCTTATCCTCTACCACCATACCCGCTGGGGCGTTGTTGGTGGAGGTCTTTGTTACCTTCTTGTTGGTCTTGTCCCAGTAAACCTGGTCACCGAATTTCATTTCTGTGGTGTCGGCCGGGAACTCAAAAACGCCTTTAACGGTTACAGAACCGACAGACCCGGCGGAAATAGGCTCAAGGGCAACGCCTACGCCTATGGCCACGCTGGTGGTACTGGTAAGAGGAACAGCATCCATATAGGAAATATTCTCGGACGCCTTAAAGTTTAAGGTTTCGCCCGGCTGAACAAACTTGGTCATATTAGACATTTTGAAAACTCCTTTCTTATGCTCCGGTGGACTTTGCAAGACCACGGAAATCAAGCAGGTTAACCCCAACATCGTGATAGATGCGCCACTTAATACCCAGAGTGTCGAACTGTACTGCGCTCTCCATGGTAGGGGTCTCCACTCCGTTAAGGTATGTTACCTCAATGGTTGGGCAGAGCCCGAAGGCAGCGGCAAGATAGAACTCGGTGGCAGTGGTAAGCTCTGGATCAGATACCACATTCAGACGATTAGCGAATGGGTTAGGCGTCTGGTTGGCCTTTGTTGGGTCCACTGCGGAACTGATAAGCTGAACGGCAGCCACTTCCAGCTCTGGTGGGACAATCAGGAAGGCTGGCTGAATGTTCAGGGCTTCCTTACCGTCGATATTCTTCTGGCGTGCCATCTTTGCCTTAACCTTGCCAAGACCTTCCACAGAAAGAGCCTCAGCAGAAAGGTTCTTGTGGTTATTGTTGAACAGTGCCGCCCCCTCAATGGTAGGGTTGTCTTTCAAAATGGCGTAAACCATTTTGTTAATCATGCGACGGGCAGCTGCGCCATACAGTGCCGGAATGGTGTTAAGTGCGCCCAAATCGTCGTTAATCATAGCCTTGCGGGTAAGGCTGAAGCTTCTGCCATAGGTGGCAACGGATGCAGTAACAGACGCCTCGGAAACTTCTGCGTTTGTAAATTCTCCATTCTCGGTGATTTCCTCCAGCTCATCTGCCTCACTCAGACGATAACGGGTTGCAGCCTTGAAGTCAGCATTGCTTCCCTTACCAGTCCAAAGCTGGAAGGTGGTAGGTGCGGTCTGATAAGCCTGGGCCATAGACTTGTTAGCGGTATTGGAAAGAATACCAGGGAACTGCCCGGAACCAGTCAAGGCGGCTCTAATGATTTCCTCTTCGCCCATATTGGTAGTATTGACACCGTCAAAACGCTCGCAGCATTCCGCAGCCAGACGGATAAGGCTTTTACCACGGAAATTCTCTGCACCTGCTGCTGGCTTTTCCACGGTGATACCTGCACGGATAGCAAGGCCATCAGTTGCAGCGGCGCGGAACTTATCAGTTTCATCAGCCTGTACAGTGATATTCTGGGGGGTTCTCTCCTTTGCAAGGCGTTCAAGAACCGCCGCTCTGGTATCTTCCACAGAGCTGCCATCACTGATAAAAGGTTCAGCGTCAATATTGAACTGGCGGCAAAGGTTGCTGATTTCCTGCACGCGCTGACGCTCCTGCTGAATGCCAGCCTCACGGGTTGCGCCCTCTGGCTGTGCTGGGGTTGGTGGGGTTGGCTCAGTAATAGTCGCAGTGCGCTCCACATTCTGAGCCTGTTCGTTAATTTTTGGCATTTCGTTCACATCTCCATTCTGTTCATTCTGTGGGGCCTTAAAGCTTCGGCCCACTCCTACTGTTGGGTCAGCCGGAACGGAAACAATGGACAGCTCCATAGGCTCCCATTTCACAGCGACGCTGCACGGGCCAGTAAATCGGCCGTTTGTGCTGGTGGCTCCTGCTTCCACATCTTCCCAGACACTGACTCTATAACCAACGGATACGCCTTTTAGGGTTCCGCTTTTAACCTTCTGGTAAATCTTTTCACTCTCTCCGTCGTCGTCAAATTCCACTACGGCACGCAGCTTGTGGGCCTCTTCATCCAGCTCCACGGACACAACCTTGCCAAGCACATAGTCCACATTGTGGTTGAAAAGCATTACACCTATTTCAGATAGGCGTGCTGTGTCAATGGCGTCTGAATCGTGGGATAAGATCTCTGTACCAAACCAACGCTGGTATGGTTCCTCACTGGAAAGAGAAAGCTCCACCTGGCGGCTTTCCTCCTGTCCCTCTTCCGCTGCCCTGATACTAATTTCGCCATAGCGGAATTGTGGCTCGTTTTTATTCCTGTTCATCATTTCCGGCATTTTCTTCTTCCTCGCTTTCGTCGTTATTATTGCCTACATGGTTGGATAAAGCGGCCTGTACGCTGATAGGCGTATGTATTGCCAAGGTAAGGCCCAGCTTTTCGGCGGTTTCTTTTTCAATGGCCATCTGCTCCAGCTGCTCCCGCCAATCATATCCACGGGCAGCGCACCACTGGCTCATTGTCATACCGCCGTTTTGTATGGCGGTAATATCGGCGTTTACTTCCTTTTGCGGGTCTATCCAAGACCATCCAGGGGTTACCCATTCGGCTGCCTGGTATTCCTCCCGGTAGGTGGAATAATCTGGTATATCAATAAGCCCAGACAATACGCAAGTATCAAGCCACTCCCGATAAATTGGCATACACAAATGTGTTGCCATAAAATTCTGTATTGGCTCGAAGGTTTTTCGGTCCTCCAGCATACCCTGACGTGCTGAAGAAAAGCTCGACTTGTTAAAGTCGCGGCTCATTAACTCGTAGGACATGCCCAGCCCCGCCCCTGCAAGTCGTTCCTGTACTGCCACATAATCCTTTGCAGTGGTCACGCTTCTGGTTGGGTTGGCTGTCTCCACCTTTTCCCCTGGGGCCAGATACTTAATCATGCCCGGACGGATGGACTGGAGTTTCTTCCTTTCCGGGTCCTTTGCATTTCTTACCCCCGGCATTGCGCCCGGCGCACCTGTCTGTGTCGTGATAAATACAGAGAAACAGGCCGCCAGCCTTGCGGCAACGGTTTCAGCATCAAGATAGTCCTGTGTGTCTTTCAGCCGTTTAATGACAGGGGCAAGGTCTGACATTCCCCGAATCTGATCAGGTTGTACGCGATTCCAAAGATGGATAATCTGCCCCACAGGGACCCTGTCCGGGTCAAATTCAACAAACCCGTCGGGGCTCTTTTTGTTAATCCAGTAGGCCAAAGGCTTAAGGTGTTCATCCAGCTCCACGCCGGATCTGATTGCATTGCCAGTTACTGGGGCAGTTATCAGATAAGAGCTCAATAAATCGCTCTTGATAACCTGCAGGGTGAATGGGAACCTTCTGCCCTTCTGGACGATTTTCTTCACGAAAATTTCACCGTCCACTATCTTGCGCCGTAAGAGCATTGACTGCATTTCCTCAAAGGTCTGCTGTCCCGTTATGTCGCAGTTCTCCGGGCGTGTCCATTCCCTCCACAACTGTTCTATACGCTTGTTTAGGTTTTCGTCCCCTGTCCTTGCCTGTAGTTTTATACCAGTCCCTACTACATTGCGGACAATGCCGCCCACGGCAGCACACGCTATGTCGCTGTTGTTTTCCAGGTATCTGGCTCTGGCTTTTACAAGGTCCCTCTGGGTTTTGTCCGTGTTCTCCGTGTCGGAGTTGACGGGCACCCAGCCGTCGTTAAATCTTGTAATTTCCCCAGCCTCATAAGCCCGCAAATTTTCTGCAAAAAAAGCACGTCTGCAGGCCCATTCCGGGGAAATGGCTGCTATAGCTTTCTCTAAAAAATTAATCATAGGCTGCCCAGTTCGGCAAAGAATAGATCGCCACCTTTTTCCCTGGCTATTTGGCTTTTGAGGGTTGTTTCCCTGGCGTAAAGGGTGGCCAAATCTGCCCTTGTTACGCTTCGGTTGGAAATCTTGTAGGACTGCGCCCCGCCTTCAATGGCTCTTATGGCTGCCTGTACACTCTCCAGCTGTGTCTCCAAACTCTCCAAACTGTTTCACCTCCTTTCGTGTGTCTAAATCCAATCTTTGCCAACACCCAGCCAGTCGTCCGCAGGCTCTTCGTCCTCGGGTTCCTCCGGCTGTGATTCTATTAGGAACCTCACGCCCAGCTTTTCGGCTGCTAGAACATTATTGGTCTCGCAGTCTAAAAGATGGTTCGCTGTGTGGCTGCCTATCTTTTCCCAAACGATGGAGGTGCGGCCCTTCTTGTCCTTTTTCTCCACCCTTTGCTCGGAACAAATCTGGTCGGCGTATTCCCTTTCTATATCCCGGTACACGTTCCAGCTGCCCGGCGCGCCCGGATCTATCCCCATCCTTGAAGCTATAAAGTTCTTCATTTGGGTGGTGTCCATTTCGTAGAGAAATAACCCGAAACCTGCTTGGCTTTTATCTATAGCAGATGATGTGTATCGGGTCTTTAATGGGCGGCTGGCTCCCTTGGTTGGTACCGCCACTTCCATGTGATAAGCACAAAAAGAATATACTTCATCTGTGTTATAGCCTGAATCAATGCAGGCCAGGTTAATGTTATGTATTTCCCCATTCGTATCCGCATAGTCACGATAAATGACGGTTTCAATATCCGGCCATGTATAGACCTTCCCCCAATCCACCAGCCAGCTTGTCATGTGTGGCCCCCATGCTCTTACTGAGTAGTAAAAATGGTCAAGCTGCACATCCACGCCCACGGTTAAAAGCTGGGCCGCTGCTGGCATCCGCCCCTTATCATATGGCAGGGCTTTGGCCATAACCACATCAGACTTTAAGCGGCTGCTCTTGTCCTCCCAGGGCTCAGCAAGCCATGAGTTGATGAAGTTCATCAGCAGGGCTGGCTCATCCTTGCTGACAATAAATTTTGCTGCCACATCCCCAAAGGTCAACCAGGGGCTATATATGCTATTCAGGTGAAATGCTACCTTGGCAGGTCGTCCGCTTTTTTGATGTACACCCCGCCACTCTCCACCCCTCAACATAGCTGGTTTATGCCTATCATCTATAGATTCATGACAATATTTACATTCATAGCAGGCCGCTGTCTTGGCTTCGTTTTCATCCGCCCCATCTGGCCATTTTATCTGGCCAAATTCCAGTATTTGCATCTCCCCACAATGAGGACAAGGTACGTAGTACCGATATTGCACATCAGCAGTCAACCACCCCTGCCATATATTGCCTTTTTCCAGCGTAGGAGAGGACACCTTTACTATCTTGTAGTTATAAAAGGTCTTGGTACGTTCTGCAGCCAGCTCCAGAGGACTTGCTTCTGTACCAGTCCATTTTGGGAATTTATCTATTTCATCAAAAAATACATAGCGTACTGGACGGCTTGACAGATCTGACGCACTATTTGCCCCAGTTAAAGCTATATACATGGAGTCAAAGGCCAATTCCAAGTCCTTGCTTTCCCGCTCCTTGAATTTTTTACTTAGAGCAGAACTTAACTGTATCATGGGCTGTAAGCGTTTCTCACTGGTGAATTTTGCCAGCTCCTTGGTGGGGTAGACTACAAGCATAGGCCCCGGATCCTGTGCCACGGCATAACCTAACATATTCTGCTCTGCGGTAGTCTTGCCCAACTGGGAACCTGCGCAAAAGCTGATATCATGTACAAAATCATCGTTGAAGGCATCCATAACCTTTCTGAGGTATGGTGTCTTGCTGGTGCGCCAATGTCCCGGTGATGCGCTGTCCAGTTCCGATAGTATGCGGTACTTATCCGCCCACTCCGAAACCGTCAGTTTTTCCGGCGGTTTCAACACGGCCAGAGCGTTTAAAATCCAATCAGGATAGTCCAGCTCATTTCTTTGCTTTTTTCTTCGCCCTGCCACGGTACAACCTCCCCTCAGACAGTTCAAAAAGGGCATCGTTTACACGTTTGTCAACCTCATTTTTCGCTATGGTCACCGCCTCTAAATCCAAAGCAGCCAAATCAGAAGCCACATTATGCCCAATTTCCAGCAAAGATTTTTTTAGATTTGCCAACAGACGTGTCAGCTCACTTTGTACCAGTGGAGCCGGGATAAATTCCTCTTTTTTTACGCTTAATTTTATTTTTTCCTGAGCGGCTTTGGCTTCCTTCAAATCCGCTTCAGCTTTGAGTTTGCGGGTTTCCGGGCTTTCCATATGCTTGCCATCAAAACGCCACTCCATAACTTTTTTGATGTCCCATTTTCCCCGCCCAGCTTTCGGAGCGCCTTTTTTCTCCCATCGTGACAAAGTCTCCCGGGAGATCTGGAAAAATTCGCAGGTGTCGGATGTGGAAAAAATGAACTTTTTTTCAATAACTACGCGCGCGCGCGATTTTTGGTTGCTTTCCTCGGTTGCCATCCGCCCCGCCTCCCTTCTGCTTTGTCAGATTGTCAACCAGTTTTTTTATTTTTCAGGGACGCAACCGCCGGGACTCGCAGACCCGTAAAAGCATTTGCCCCCAGAAGGACCCGCACCCCCGGGGGGGGTGGCAAAAGAAAAAGGACACCGCGTGGCGCGATGCCCTAAAGCCCTTATGTTGTTCTTTGTATAATCTTTCACTGTATCAATTATAACACTTTGAAACTGTGATAATAGTTAATATTAATCACTCGACAATTTTTATTAATCCCTCTTGTATTGCCACCATCTGCGCGTACTCTCTTATGCGCCTAATTGTGTTCTGATACTTGCTCTGACTCATACAAAGCTTTCGACAAGTGACACGATAATGCTCACGTCTTTTATACCTTGCTTGAAGAACATTCTTCATGTCACCTTTTGGAATGTGTTCGTGTACCAGCTCCAACATGTGCAGCCATTTCTCTGGCTTTAATATTTCCCTGCCTTCGACCATCAATGACTTGATGGGTGTAGCATGGCGCACCGCCGTCCTGGCTGTTGGGTCTTTCCCCGTGTCCACTGTTTCCCTTTCTCTTTCCTCTTCCACTGCCACACGGAGAACCTGCTCATTGTACAGTACCCATTCCACAGTTCTAATTCTCTTGTCTGCTGGTTTCCTCATTTCGTCACTCCATACCGGGGATAATTGGCCCCGGGTATTTATCGCCGCCCCGGGGTATTTTTCTTCTTGCCCCGGCGTTTGGCCCTTCTCCGTTCCGCCCGGTTCATTGGCGGGATATAATCCATCATGGCCCGCCAGTCTCTGGGGCTAAGTGCAACATTCCGCAGTCTAAGATATTCCTTCATCTTCATGGCTATCCTTCTCCTTGCCTTCAAGACCATACAAAGCTGTTTCAACGATGTTGTGGAGGCTTTTCAGCTCCTTATAATCCAAATATGTGCGGTCGCCATACAGCAGGACCCCCGCCCTTACGCTACCGCTCTCGATAATGCAACCCGCCTTGTCTAAGCTGATTTTTATATATCCTTTGTTCTTGGTCTTTAGGGTGTTAATTTCAATCATTTCCCTGGCTCCTTCCTCTCCTTTTCTTCATCCCTTCAATGGTCTTAATGGCTTTATCAAGCCTCTCCATAAGGCATTTATCCCCTTTCCCCATTAGGGCCTTCCTAATGGAGCGTAGCTCCTCCAAAGAAAGATTTATGCCATATCGTGCTCTCAATCCCTTTCCTCCTTCTCCTACAACTGGTATTTGTTCTATACCTCCAACTGGTGGAGCTGGCAAAGCCTGCAAACGATTTTGTTAAAAGGAGTGTTGGGGAAGGTTTAACAATTTAACAGTAAATAATGTGTATGTGTGTTTATCTATCATTTTCGGAAGGGTTGTTTGCAGGCTCAGTCAGCCCCACCATATTTTTTTATTCTACGCCTTCTGCGTAGCTATCTTCATGATCATTATTACCCAGTGCTTGCCGTCTTTCCCAGACATCTTCCATTATGCCTAGTATATGGCACTCATTGTCTTTCCCTTTGTACTTGCATTTTGGTGAATGCCTGCAGGCGCATTTAATTTCTTGTTTTTTGAATCTGTGTAAAAGCACATATAACGAATCTAATTCTTGCTCGTTCATAACCGCCCACCTTTCTGAATGTTCATCCCCAGCCTCCTAGAACGGTATATCTTCATCACTTACCGGAGTGCCGCCAAATCCTCCCGGGTTGTTTGGAGTGCTGCCCCCTCGGGCTTCCCCGTCTTTTTTACTTTCAGCGAACTCGATTTCGTTGGCAATAACCTCTGTAACATACCGCTTGGTTCCGTCCTGACCATCGTAAGAGCGCACCTGCAGCCGCCCCTCTAGCAATATCTTGCTGCCCTTGCTCAGATAATTGCCAACCCAGTCCGCCAGTTTTGTCCATGCTATACAAGGGATAAAGTCCACTGTTGGCCCCTGCTCTGAACTGTGGCGGCGGTCAACGGCCAGACTAAAGCTGGCCACTGACTTGCCTGATGTCGTGTATCTTATATCGGGGTCTTTCGTTAGCCGCCCCGTCAATATTACTTTGTTCATGTATTAGCTCCTTTTTCTATATATCTTCTCCTGATAAAGCCCTTTTTAAGATGACTCTCTATCCTTTCCGGTGTCCATTTGAATAATTGCGTGTTCTCTATCTTTTGCCCTGCCTTGCGCAGCCCACGGCTATAGGCTTCAAATTTCTTGGTATAGACATAAATCATTTCTTTTTGACCCATTTCTGCACCTCCGCCCCTTATTTTTTGATTATTCATAGCATTTTTGAAGATATTCCTGTATTTTTTGACGATATTCTGTGCTGTTTTTGCCATTATGCCTTTGAAAATGACAAGCATCACAGAGAACAACGCCCTTTGACTCTTCATCCGACTTATTGACGCCGCAGGGCTCATGATGAAACTTCACCGATGGATGCACCCAAGCCCCGCATACTACACATCTATCATGGTCACGGGTATGAATAGTACTATTAAGCCTGCTTAATGCCCGCCCCTTAAGGCGTACTCTTTTTCTCTTGGCAAATATCATTTTTTCTTGCCACCCATGACAATATCTGAATTGATAGCGTGGGCTACGTCCATCAGCATGGTGGCACCGCTATCACCAGTTACACATATCTGCAATATTTCCTCCCCGGCCCTATTAAATACTTTCACCCATTCTTCTTTAAGTGTCTCCACATATTCCAGCCTTCCAATGTCTTCCCTGGTGAGTTTATAAGCCTCACCCAGCTGGGTAATAATCGCTTCCTTGCTCTCAATCATTTATTTCCCTTCTCTCCCTGCCGTTTATTCCAGTTCTCTACAAATAGGCGGTTATGGTCTTCCATTTCTTCTTCTATTCTGGAAATCCGCCCTGACACTTCGCAAAGCCCCATTATCACCATTACGGCCAGTACACCACCGGCACCAATACATATCCAAACAAACGCCTTTAAATCTAGCTCAAACACTACTTTTCCCTCCCTTGGCTTTTACCTGCTGCCGCCTTGCGTTCCAGTTTTCCACCAGAAGCATGTCCTGACGATGTTCCTCCAGCCTGGAACAGAACCCCGCAGCGCGGCAAAGGGAAATAACTACAAAGCCCATAAATGTGATAACGCCGCCCATGGCCATCCAGAACAGGGATGAAATATTAAATTCAATCATCTTCTTCCTCTCCTTCTGCCAGCTTTTTAATCAGCTCGTCGGTTTCCACGATAAGCAGCCCAATATGGTTGATTGCCATATTCAATATTTTGACTTCGTTCTTGTCAATGTTTCTTATGGCTTCGTTTCTCTGTTTTTGCAACTTGTCGATAGCATCCCGCAGGGCTTCTTCTGCTACCCGATAACCCAGTTTTTCAAAATCGTAGTCTGTGGTGCAATAATCTTCTTCATCCTCTGGCTGGGTAATAGGCGGCGGTGTCTCCTGCTTTTCCTTGGCTTCAAGGAGTGGGCCCGCTTTCGGGTTGCGCTTTATCATGGCAATAGCACCGTCCCAGGCTTCCTCATAGGTGTCGTATATCCTGCCAAAATTGTTTTCGTGGCAAAATTCGTCAATTTCTCCATTTTCATCTACGGCATACCCGGAAAAGCCTGTAAAATATCCACCGGGGTATTGCTGAATGACAATATTGATTTCACCTTTTTCAATGCCCTGCAGCTTGGTTCTGGTAATTATAGGCTTAGGTGCTTCTTTCTTTTCCTCCGGCTTATCATCGTCCAAATCCACCAGCTTCACCTTGGCCCCTTTGGCGGCGTGCAGTGCCTTTTGTTCTTCCTCTGGCTTGCTGGCCAGCTTGTCCGCAACACTTACGCCTATATTGCCCTCTTTCAGCTCCTGTTTATATTCCTCGGAAAGGCTCTTTTCTATTTTTTCCAGCCTTCCTACAGCAGAAACACTCATACCCAAGGCCTCAGCTATATGCTGGCGGCGGCGGCCCTTGATTTTCTCCCCGGCTTCCTCCCGGCGGTCAAATATCTCATTCATCCGCTTAACGGCTTGCATCTTCTCGTAGTCGGAAATATCACGGTTGGCAATATTTGCTTCGATAAGTATCTGCTGTGCGTCCGTTCTGTCGGGTTCAATGATTATGCAGCTTACATTTTCAAACTCTTTTTTGCCGTCACTGACAAGCATATCGTGAGCATGAAGGCGGCGGTGGCCTGATACCACCATATAATGCCCTTCGGCCGTAGGGTGCGGTCTGACGATAATAGGATCAAGAAGGCCGTATTGCTCTATACTGTCCTTCAACAGCTCGTTTTTTGCCCTTAGGTCTTTATCGTTTCCACCTAGCACCTTAAAACAGTTATTTGGGTCACTATGCAGCTTGTCTATATGGATTTTTACAATTTCCTTGTTCTTTTCTGCCATATAATCGCCCATTGCTTCCATCATGGAAAATGCCATAACCAAAAACCTCCTAAACCCTTATACAGTGCCCAATTCGGGCACAATTTCCGCTATAAAATCCCGATAATCCTGGGCCGGACGACACTTTTTGGCGTACTCCACTACCGGGGTATGTTGGAAAACAGATTCTTTCACCTTGACGCTCATGTGAATAACGGAATTGAACACCGGGAAGGCGGTTTTGCTGCGTAAAAATTCCAGCCCTTCCCTGTCCATCTTCGTCCTGGCACTAAATTTTGTGATCAGCACACCCGCCAGCTTAATATCCGGGTTATAGCTGTTATGGGCTTCACGGATGCGGCCCTCTACTTCCCGGAGGCCGTCAATACTAAAGCCGTCTATCTCCATAGGCACAATGACATCGGTAGCAGCCAAAAAGGCGTTAATCACATTGGGGGTCATGTTCGGGGCGCAGTCTATGATTACATAGTCAAAATCACATACCACTTCAGCCAGTGCCTTACGCAAAATCAGGGCACTCTTTGCGCCGCCCCCGGCCTTCTGTCTTGCCATCAGCTCCATGTTGACAGTAGCCAGGTCCATATCTCCCATAATTACGAACAAATTTTCGTATTTTGTTCTTCTGATAGCCTCCCGGATATTCGTCCCCCGGAAAATGTCTGCTATAGTGGGCACTCCTGCCGTTTTTTGTTGCTCGAAAAAGGTGGAGGCATTGCCCTGTATATCGTTATCCACCAGCAGCACCCTTTTACCGGAACAGGCCAGCAGATACGCCATATTACAGGCGGTGGTAGTTTTTGCCACTCCGCCTTTCATGTTCACAATGGCAAATGTTCGCATTTTCAGACCTCCCTCAGCTTTGTGACATACTGGTTTTCCTGCCAGGCATCGTCCAGCATGATAGTTATTACATGGGTATCGTTGACAACCACATAATCCTCCAGCCGTACCAGTTCAGGTTTTCCGGGTATCATGTCCAGATAGCCACCGTGGATCAGGGTGAAACCATCCGCCCCGTGATAAAGCCGCCCATCCATTTCAATATCGTGGTACATGGTTACTGCTATCCCTGTCGGCTGCAATAAAGGACGCTCTGCTGCCTGTAGTATTAGCGAAATGTATTTTTCTACCACCTCAGCACATTTCGGTTCAGTGGTTGTCTGTACCCAGCCAGCCTCCTTGGTATGGCCCATATATACATTTCTCTTTTCGATTTCCAGCTTGCACTGGATGCGCCACATATCTTTCCGGCGCAGCTTTAGAATAAAATTACCAGTTACAAGATAATATTCATCGTCCCGGTCTATCAGCATACAAACACCCTGCTCTTTTACTGCCCGGACGACGGCCGATATTTTTACGGGTTGTAATTTTTCTTCTTCCATGACTTCCTCCTTGTTGTCATTCATCTAGTCGCACATATACGGTGTACTGCATCGGGTAACCGTATTTGTTTACTCCGTTGTAGGAAAGCTCGTGGTCAATGTAATAGCCCTTTCTTTCCGTCGGTTGCTCTTTCCATCTTCTGGCGAATACTATCCGAGCCCGTGGTTTTGTGTCCCGTAAATTTCTGGAAGATGAAAAACGTTTTTTTATTATGGGGTCGTCACTCAAAAAAGTTTCTTCCCCGTTTTTGATAATGTACTGCGCTACTTTGTGCCAATTTTGCGACCTGTCCAAATGTTCGGTGTGGACATGTACCCATTTCCCGCCGTTTACAATATTCTGCCAGATGGTGGAGACAATTTCGGTGTCTATTTTCGACATTACCATGTGCAGATGAACGGCTCCCCTTTTTCCCCGGCCGACGGAAAAGATATATTTGCACTCCTTGCCGATTTTTCGAAACTGGCGGCGCATTCTTTTTAAAAATTCTTTGATGTTTCTTCTCACTGTTTCACTGTCCGATTTACTCTTTTGTGGATAAGTCAGGGTTACCCACAAATCACCTGGGGAAAAGTTTGTTCTGTCTCGAAGTAATCGCCATACTTTTCTTACGGCTTCCTTGCTTTGCCATCGGAGTTGTTCGACGGGGGTAACTCTTTCGGCTACAGATTTCCCATTTTTATCTTTTCTCCCAAAACGTCCGTTTGTATATTTTTGGACTTCGATCACATTACCCCGGTCAATAACTTTTTCTAAGTAGGCCATGCCAAAATTTCCCCTTAGTGGTTCTCAAAATAATATGCTTAACGAGTCCATTTAACCCCCTCCGGGGCCTTGTTTAAAAAGAGAAAACATTCTATAATAAATATGCTTGTTATATGGAAGCTTCCTTTTATATGGACTCCAGCAGAACGCGCCAGTGTTTATCGCCTGGCGCGTTTTTGTTTCTTAACAAGATAGGAACACAGCCACAAAACTGGCTGAAAATCCTCGCACTCCTTGCAGTGGGTATCATGTATGATTGCGTGGTGTTTCATGCAGTCCACCCCGCAGCCAATGAGCTGCCCACAGATGGGGCAGACAAGGTTGTTATGTAGTGGTCTGTCATTCTGCACCGACTGCCTCCAGCTTCTCCAAAATGTCCACACCGATATTGTCAACGATGAACTCATGCAGGGCGAACTTTGGAATGCGGTACTCACTTCCAAATCTTACCGATTTCAGCCACCCCAGCCTTAGTAATTCAGCAGTCACCGCCCGGGAGGTGCGCAGCCGTTTGGCCACTTCCTCCACATTCATCAGACGCTCGGCGTTGTCCATCACAAGGCCCTCGGTTTTTTTGTCCACCTTTTGCTCCATGATTTATACCTCCTTATGAAGCTGGTTCTGGGTTGTCTCTTTCCGGGGTAGCGGTCAACATATACCCGGCCAGGGTCAAAATGGTCTTTTCGCCGCCTATTTCCCTGATTTTGTTAATAATCTTCATAGTTTCCATACGGGCTTGTTCGTTTTTCAATGCCTTCATTACTGCCGTTTCCTCTGTCATTTCTATCACTTCCTTTCATCAGTTCGGTTTACCGCTTAAATCAACCACAAAATTTATATATGTTGGTTTGGCTGGCATAATAAACCGTGGTGCTTCTTTCTGCTTTTTCTTCAGGTCGTCTATTCTTTTCTGGGCGGCCTTTATTTTCATATCCAGCTGATTATTCAAGGGCTATCACCTCCTTTACCGCCGCCCCCAGTCTGATACAATATATACAGAAAGGGGGTGTTTTTATGTCTGGTGCAAAGTCCTCTCTCTAGGGTCAACAAAGTTTTCATACTTTGGCTTATAGTACCAGCACCATGGTTCTGGAAGTTCTGGCACTATACCAGTTTCAAGGTCCAGATTGCACTGCACCCGCAACGTAACCTGGGCCACTCTTTTTTCCATGGCGTTCATTTCTACCTTAAAAGCCTGAACCCGTGGTACTTTCCTGCCGTCAATGTACACCTCAGCAACAGGGCCGGATGTTCTGATTTTGATATTGGCAACGCCTTCCACCTTCTCACCTCCTTCCCATCCGCCCCCCGGCGGTCATAATCGGCCTAATAATAGCATTACTGACAGAATAGAGAAGCCAGTAAAAATGCCTAAAACGAAACATATTAATATTGCCCAGTCAGGGCCTTTTTCCAAATCCACCTTCCCACCACCTTCCCATCCGCCCCCGGTGTGGTATAATGCCGTGAAAGGGGGTGTTAATATGGTTGATATTGAAAAGCTGCGGCAGGCAGTAACCACTTACACACATCAGGCAAGTCCTATAAGTGCCAATAGCAGCACGCCTGCCACTGTTGGAGACATCAATAATCTGGTCAGTGAAACCGTCAAAGTCCTAACCTGTTTTATTAATGAACTCGAAAAGAATACTTAATCCTCCTGGGCACTATCATCTTTTGATGGTGCCTCTTCTATGGTCAGGATGCCCATTTCACGCAGCTCATTGTAGCAGCTGTATACTATGCTTAATGCTTCTTGCATTTTCTCCATAACCTCACAAAAGTGACTATCTGATGACTTGATATGTACAAAGAAACCTCTTCCTGTGGCCATTCTCTCACCTCCTTTTCAGCCGCCCCCGGTGTGGTATAATGCCCACAGAAGGGGGTGGTTTTGTGAAAATAAACCTTTTGGACGAAATCAGGAGCACACCCGCCAAAGAAGTAGCTGGCCTTGGCTCTTGCGTTTCCTATTTCGACCTGTTTCAAAGGTTGCGGGTCCTTTATGGTTTCGATAATAAGGACCTGCTGACGGTTCAGTTGGAGCAATTACAAAGTGAAGGTCTCGTCAAGCTGTTCTTTAGTGACGGAGTCCTTTGCTATATTGCGCCCATCTAGTACCTGCTGGTACACTTCCGCCGCCTCTGTCAGGATTTCTACCTTGCCGGGGGCGGTTTCTTTTTCATAAGTAAATTCCAGCCTTTCAATCCGCCCGTTCCCAAAGGTGATTTTTAATGTTTCACTTTTGCCCTCGGGCTGACTTGGCCGGGTGTACATAATTCCTACTGTTTTTATTGTTTTCGCCTCCCTTAAGTCGCCCAGAACGGTTTCATATTAACTGTCCAATCGTTGACCTTTGATTATATTTGTTTCTTCCTCTGTGGGGCGGAGGCTGTCCAATTCCTCCGCCTCTTCTTTTGTTGATGATCTGAAACGAACCAGCAGGGTCCACTCTGGGTCGTAATCAATAGAAACATGAAACTTTTCTTCTTGTGCAGCCCATTTGAAAAAGGCATCAAAAATACTTTCCAGGGCAATAGCTGCTCTAGCTATTCCGCCACCCTTGTGGTTAATTCGAATCCTTTCTGGTTTATTCACCTTCTCACCTCCCTTAACAAAGTTTTTAAATACACTCCTATAGGAGTGTGCTATAGTGTCCCGTTAGGGGCATTATAGCGATTTTGTGTGTAATTACGGTTTTGTTTTTCCAATATCTGTATCTACACACATTATATAATAATTTTTGTGTATGTCAATACTTATTCATAAAATTTTGCGTTGACATACACAGAAAAAAATATTAAAATATTTTTCAGAAAGGTGGTGACACCATGACAATAGGTGAGCGTTTAAAAACATTCCGAAAGTCTATAAAGAAAACACAGGCCGAATTTGGCAGCTTGTTAGGCACCAGTAGGGACACCATTACCAATTACGAGATTGGACGCGTTGAGCCTACTGATACATTTATACAGTTATTGGTTACTAAGTTTAGCGTCTCGGAAAAATGGCTGCGTACTGGTGAAGGCGAAATGTATGAGGAAACAGAGACCACTCTGTTCAATTCCTTCGCCAAGCAATACGATCTGAGTGAGGCGGAACGGAGAGCTGCCAGGTATTTGCTGAACCTTACCAGTGAAGAACGACAGCAGATACTTCATCATATTGTGCAACTGGCTGAGGCTATCACCTCCACCGACCAGAAGGTGGACCTTGCCAAAATAGACAAGGAGCTGGCAGCCTACAAGGAAGAGCTTCTCGCTGCTGAAAAAGGGCTATCAGCATCAGAACCTACAGAAGAAAAAGACGCATAAAAAAAGGGCCGCCTCCAAAGGGCAGCCACGCAAAAATATACCAATTTCCCGGCAGCGGGAAAAAGGTCTGACGCAATAAGAAAAGCCGCCCCTGCGCCAACAGGAACGGCCAAAGATAAGGGTGTATAGTTGAATACACACCTAATGCAATTCAATTATACACCCATTCTTATATTTAATAAAGCATACTAATGTATGATACTTTAGGAAGGGGTGTATTTTTTATGGCTTATTTTAGAAAAAGAGGTAAAAAGTGGTACTTTACCATTGAAATTG